ACAATCATATTTCACACAGAAGTTATGAAGTTCAGTAATTTGAAAACCCAGAACCTGAAACTCCTGCATGTTGTTATTAATTTTATCAGAAGTCATCAACTTTAAATAATCGTATATGATAATGCAGTCATTTACACGCCCGTTTTCATCATATCCAACATTTTTTATAATCCATCTTCTCATTATGGACAGGGTTTCTTCGAACGGCTTTCCTGCAATAGCAAGATAGCTCAGGGGCGCATTTTTTAGCTTTTCAACTGCTTGACGTACCCTCTCTCTGGTTCCAGAATTTTTGATGAACCTTCCGGCAGCTATGTCATTGATGTTGACCCCACTGTTTTTAGCAATCAGCCTGTTCATGTGGTCTTCCTTGGACATTTCTGTGTCAAGAAATAGTACAGGGACATTAAGAGTTCCGGCAATGTGCATAGCAACGTTTCCGGCCAGCATGCTTTTTCCAACCTTCGGTCTAGCTGCTATAAGATCCACACACTTTCTTCTAAATCCGCCACCAATCGCCGCATCGTATTTAGCAAAACCGCTACTGAGACCCAAAATATCCGATGGGTTTTCCTCCAGATGGCGAATGTAATCCTCTACTTCATCTCCCAAAATTGATGGTTTATCTTCTACAGAACTGTTTAAAGAGGCAGATAGTTCGAATATAGGAGCTTCAGCAACATTGATAATTTCGTCAACACTTTCTTCCCCAGTGATATCAGATATGTTGCTTATAATTTGTTTAGCCTTAAGGCTAACTTGTCTAGCAATTTCTAATTTTTTTAACTTGATAGCATGATGTCTAACGTTTTCTAAACTAATATCAAAACTAGCAATAGCTCCTATATGACTGCTTGAAATCTGATTTTCAAACCACGACTCAAGGCCAAGATCGCTGGCAGCACTTAGTATAGAGGGTAAGTCAACAGTGGTGCTATTGGTTAAAACCCTTTTGACACACGCATAAATGATTTGGTTTTCTTCTAGAGTAAAAGTGTCAACAGTTAATATGTCATCAACATCAATAAAAGCATCAGATCCATGCTGTAAAATACCGGACAGTACGGCTCTTTCCGATGCCGAATTGTTTATCATTTTTGCCATTACTTTCTCACGCAGTTGTCACACCTATAAAATTCGCCATAGACCATGTTCTCGTTAACCACGTTTTTTGTCCCGCAAACATGGCAAACTACATCGATTAAGCTGACAGCCCCTCTGGTTCGAGGAGATGGTGTATATTCAGGAGTATTAACATCTTTCGCTTCTATTCCGTCATCCATAAATTCGTTTTCTTTAGCAACTATAGTCTCTGTTCTTGCTAATCTTTGTTTATTGAGATTTGGCATATCAGATTTAGACGAGACCATAAAAGAATTATCTACAGTAGGTTCTGAGCGGGTTGATTCATCTGAGACAGCATCATCTGATTCAACATCTACAGCGCTAGTAGGCTCAACTATCTCACCAGTTAATTGAGCGAATCCCTCCGCAACCATTTCTATATTAGAATCCACAATTCCTTGTTTAATTACATCCAAAGGTGTCATGAGTACGCCTTCCTTTTACTTAATTCCATTAATGAATCTGCCATCTTTCTCAGATCCCTAGTTTTATCTGTGAGCCAGAGTGTTCTGGCTTCAACGTGTATTTTGATCTCGTTAACCTTTTTAGCAAAATCGTTGCCTTGTATGGCCTGTTGATATTTCTGTTCGTATTTTGTATATTGCGTTCCGTATTGATCAATTTCTTTGGACAGAATTTTCCATAAAGCATTATCACACCATTCTAGCTTTGCCATGTTTTTATTGTGGACACTTTGAACGTGCTGGCAGTATGCGTACAATAGATACGCGGCCTCGACGCATTGCTCGGAAGTTAGCTCTGCAATTTGCGCTGCCTCAAGTGATAAGATATGTTCTACTTCTGGATTGACTTTGCTGTCAATAATACCTTCAGAAGTGATATATTTTTCTGTAGTTTCTATAAACTGTTCTAATGATTGTTCAGCGTTCAAGGATTGATTTTTTCCAGTCATCTTCATTGTCCGAATACTTAAAAATAACGATGAACAAACTGTTTAATTCACACCATCTGATTTTATCTTTGTCTCTAGACTTAGATTTGAAGAAGCCAGCTTTGGTTTTGTGATAAAACTCATTAAACTCATAATGTTGAATTCCATGGGCTTCAACAATTAAATCATGCGATGGTAGAAAAAAGTCTGCATATAAAGTAGATCGTCGTGTGAGAGTTTGGCTTCCGGGTAAGGAGACCTCTTCCAGAATTATAGATCGCGGGAATAGCTCACGCAACACCAATCTGGATGCACCGTGCAAATTCGATATCGGTCGTGTGCTATCTTTTTTTGGGATGTGCCTAGAAAGGTTCCATGCTCTTTCTCGGTTGTCAAACCCCGTAACTTTCAAAACATTGACCTTATTGCTTTTTCTAGAATTTCTAGAGTGATAGGGTGCTTACTTAAAAATCTAGTAACCTTGTCTTGACCTTGAAATTGTAGAAAAGACTTGACCGCTTTTTCATCATTCATGTCAATGCCGTTCTCTGCAAACAAATGTTTGATCTCTTCTTTTTTCTCGATCAGAAAATTGCAGGTAAACCAAGCTCCTGCCTTTCCGATTAGATCTAAATCCACACCCATGATGAACAGTTCTTGGGTCATATCAATTCCATGACCGTATCGAAGCCATCCCTGAGCCTCGCCGCCGGGAAAACCGCCAGCGGCAGATGTGAGAATTTTCCAGTTAATCATTTGTCCGATTTGTTTGCCGCCAACTTCCCACGGCTTAATGTATTTAATTTCTAAGACATTATCTGTTTGATATTGAATCCCTCTACCGCCGTCTTGAACCTTTGATTTTCCAAATCCAGACGTGTTGGCTATCAAATGAGTTATCATGATAATGATGGCTCTTTGTCTAGGTACGATCCCTCCTAGCTTCTTAGCCCAGTTTTTTAGGAGCTTGGGTAGGGATGGCCTGAATTGAGCATTTACATCATCAATCAATTCCTTTTCTGGGATTAGAGAAGAAATCGAATCTACAATAAGAACGCAATTTGGTGTTTGTTTAACATACGATTCTGCAATATTGAGGTAATATTCTGCACTCATTGGTTCTTCATGAGTGCCTACAACTTTGATTCCTGATGGGTCTAATCCGTGAACACCCTCAAGGTTCATAGCTTTAAGCCTACCTTCTGCGTTCAAATATATAATGGGTCTGCTGCCGTGTTCTTTCTTTTGACAAGTAGCGGCAAATTGTAAAGCAGTAGTGGTCTTTCCGCTTTTTGGATCTCCGGTTAATGTCGCCCAACTGCCCTCCTTAATCCCTCCACCTAGAGCTAGGTCCAGTGCGGGGCTAAGCGGGATGGTTTTGAGGTTTTTAATTTCTTCAAATACATCAGATCCACTTCTTACCACTTCTCCATATTTCTTTACTATTTCCTTAGTGACAGGATCATCAAGAAAGTCTTTTTGTTTATTCATCTAGTCCTCTCATTTTCTGAGTTAGTCCTTGTCTTCCGTAGGGCTTCATGGGCCTTTTTGTTGTGTTGTTTTCGTAGGAGGTTTCCTTTTTTACTTGATTGTCCAGCCTTTTTTGTTCTTGGGCAATTAAACTCTCTAAAGTTTTGACCCTCAAGGAATAGACACTTTTTCCCCTGTCAGATTTTAAAGCGCCTATGATAGCCTTATCTGTATACTTCTTCAGCAGTTGATAGGCTTTAGTGACTTGGCTTTTGAATTTAGTTTGCCACTTTTTGGTATTCCACAATTTATATCCGGGTCTACCTTCATTATACTTTTCAGCTTCACGAAGACATACCATTTCAGCAATATACTGAGCAGCGTTACAAGGTTGACCAGTAGTAACGTGCTTGTAGTTTTTGTTAGTCACTCAAAATGCCTTTTTTAACAATCAATGATTCTCTTGATTCACTAGGATCTCTGTATTCGCTCGTTTCTGAAATAAGTTCAGGTAATCGCCACTTTCTTACACACAGAACGTTATCTTGCAGCGTTCCTATTACAAATGAATGCAGTGTTTCATCCCCAAACAAAAACGCGCCAGCACCCTTACAAAAAAAATATCCATCACAGTTAGGATCAATAGATTTTACATTTCCCTTGTTCCTAATCTTCATATCGGTAATGTGCAAATCATTTTCTTCACAGTAAAGTTTCAATCTTTTCCAAGCACTTTCAGGATAAACATCTGGTCTATTATCATCCTGATAGATAGACTCTCCATTAGATAGCGTAACCGTCCATATAGGATTAGAATCCGCGTAGGAGTTAACATAGCCGTCCAACTCCGTTGACACAAACACGCTATTCGTCATTCTTTATTTTCCAAACGTGGCTGCTTCGATCTACAGGAAGCGTCTTTTTTGTAACATCAGACAATTCAGAAGCCGCAGGAGTCATAATAGAAACCCCTTTTCTCCCAGAACCAGTTTTATTTCCCATAAGACTACCTACATTATGAGAACTAAAATCGTCTGATTTTTCTGTAGATTTTAAATACTCCTTAACTACCTTTTCCGATCTATTCAGATCTTCCGCAAGCTCTTGTGCAGAAGTTTCGTTGTTATCCAAATAAAACTTTTCTGCCTTATTAAGTGGTCCGCTTTTTTTAGACATCTATAAAGCTCCTCTCGGCTCTTGTAAATGAGTTTTGGTTTTTGGTCTTTAAATAATGACTGTAATAGTTAAATGTCTGTTTTTGCACTTTTTTGTATTGAGTAAATGCAGATCCCCCCTTTCTTCCGTCCATGCCGTTAGGGTCGAATATTCTACCACGGAAAAATTTAACGTAGTACGTCGTGGTGCTTTTGCTTACATTGTCTATAGTTTTAGCACACGACTGGGAAGTTTCTTTGTCACTTGTTTTTCCATCACTATTGTGATAGGAAGTAACTCGCTCATCTTCTTGAATAAACTCTTCCATTATTTTCTCCTAGGAAACATATAAATGAGAGACTCCATCTTCATTATAATCCATATCTGTGATAGATCTCTCGCTGCTAGGACGCACTCTGTATTCGCCACTTAGAAGCGTAACCCAGCTTTCCCCACCGCAATCATCAACAGAACAGTGAGCTATTATTTTTTGCAGTTTATCTGAATCATGAGATTTTACCATCTCAACCAGAGACTCTTCGCAATCGGCACATTTTATAATTGTTATCAGAGAATCATCATTAAGATCGTCAGCAAGCGTCATCTCTTTTTCCCCGTTCTTACGTATTGATGTTTTTGATCGTCTGTCATTTTGTTAATATCAGTAGACGAGGCGTCCCCAGTTTTATGATACCAAATTTTTTCTTTTTTGTCAACCTCTTTGTCAACCATCCCTCTTTTTTTGGCATTCTGTTCTGCTAACTGTCCTAGTGTTGTAGCTTCCCCCTTAGCAAAACCGGACACACTGCTTAGAACCCGCTCCAACTTATGTTTGTTACATTCAGGACACTTCTTTCTTTTTTTGTACTTTTTCATTAGCACAATGTCAGAAAATTTATAATCACAGGCCAAGCATTTATATACGTATTCCGGCATTTTTATTGTCCTAAGTAGTGTAGTAACCAAAACTGTGCTAGTGATAGAAAAACAATAGCAGTCCAAGCGTATCTCTGTTTCCAGTGGTACAAAAAGATCAAGATTCCTAAAGCCAAAATTGTTCCTGCCATCTTGACACCCATGAAGAGAGCCACGTCTCCTTGATCTAACTGAATGAGGTATTGACCGATGGGATTTTCTTCGTTTTGTGCTATTGTACATTGATTCTTAATAGCCCAATATAGATCTATTGAAGAGATTAAACCTATAGCCAACCATAAAATGGAGAAGTAATACTTGTAGTATGCTCTCGGTACTATGGATGCTAAGTAAAATCTATTCATCTTCTAATCGATCCAAGACTCTTGCTATAATTTTATTCCTGATTATATCACTTCTCTCCAACTCTACAAGTCCTACTCCTTTGAGGTTGTCTAATCTATCCCAACACTCTTCTAATCCTCCTCTAAGATTCAATGGAAGATCAGATTGTTCTATGTCACCATTTATTACACATTTAGATTTAGATCCCATTCTTGTTATAAGCATCTTTATTTGTTCGTATGTAGCGTTTTGTGCCTCGTCTAATATTATAAACGAATCGTGAAAGTTTCTCCCACGCATATACTCCAGTGGACAAATTTCTATATGTTTTTCTTTTACAAGTCTTTCTGTCACCTGACTTGATAAATACATATTCATCTCTTCAAAAACAGGAACCAAATAGGGGTGTATCTTGTCTTGAAAAGTTCCGGGTAAAAATCCCAATCCCTTGCCAGATTCCACTACTGGCCTAGTAATTATGATTCTATTTATTTTTGCTTCTAGTATTTGTTCACAAGCCAGCCCCACGGAAAGAGTAGTCTTTCCAGTACCTGCTGGACCTGTACATATTGTTATATCAGATTCGATCATTGATCTGATATACTTTGCTTGATTTTCTGTTTTTGGTTTAAGTTTTCTACCGTAGGATTTTTTTTGTTGCATGTATTATTTACCCGATGAGCCAAAACCGCCACTCCCTCTATCGGTTTTATTCAGGTCTATGACTTCCCGCAAATAAAAACTGTCTACTTTTTGTATCAGAATTTGGGCTATCCTGTCCCCTGAATTTATCGAATAGGGACGGTCGTTACTATTATATAGACAAACTTTAATTTCTCCCCTGTATCCAGAATCCACAACTCCAGCAAATCTATGGATACCCTTAACTCCCATAGAAGATCTATCCCAAATGAGTCCAGCGTAACCTCTTGGTAAAGCCATGGCTATTCCCGTTGAAATTAACTTGGTCTCTTTAGGATTTAAAACAATCTCTTCTTTTGTCGAAACATAAAGGTCAAAACCGGCATCTGTTACGTTTGTTTTAGTAGGAATTTTTGCATCCCGTCTCAACTTTTGAACTTCAACGCTGCCTATTTCCGCTGATATTGCCATCCGTTATTGCTCCCTATAAAATGTCACACTTTCCTCCAGAACAAGCTATCTCCTGCTCTGGCACTACATTGTCTTCTTCTTCTGTACACTCAGTATAATCCACGGACGAATAAGACCGCTTAACATCCACCCATTCTTTCCAATTATAGACATCCTTCATGCAGTACGTAAGTCTTTTAATGTCACCGTCCATGTATTTATCAGAAAATCTTCTACATCTATCGGCCCAAGTTTTTTTGCCGTCGCCCTTGACCTTTTGACCAAGACCCAATAAAGCATCACAAGCAGCCCAAAGATTATCTTCCCATAAATTTAACGCAACCTCAATTAGTCCGCTGACAAATACTGCTCCGTCTCCATAATGAGACACCATCTCGCTGGGAAGATAAATAGTGGTAAATGGAGCTTGCGGATAATCCTTGTCTCCACTAACGGGAAGAAGAGAAACTCCACAAAAATATTTTCTGTTTTTGTAGATAAACTTTTCCGCATCTTCCCACTCCTCTGGCTTTACATTGATTGTATTTGACACGTTGTGTTGGAGAAATGTCTGGACGCACAGTTTTTCATTACGCCCACTCATAACCCAATTCTGTTGTGTAGATTTTACACAGCCAAGCAGATCAATCGCACTGACCTTATTTTTTAACTTCGACCCATCGGGAACTTCCACGCAAAAAGATATAACATCGTCACTGTCATTTGCAGACCAGACTGACTCTTGACATGCTCTCGGATTTATCTTTCTGAAATGTTGGTAGATGTCTTCCAGCTTATTAGCTTGCACACGTCTAATATATCGTTTAGCATGATGAGGATGAATGCCGCTACTAGTACCAAGAATGCAGCTAGCAGTTCCTTCAGGCTTAACGCAGGTGGTTCTAGCCGCTGTATTAATACCGATTTTTGCAGCAAACTCTTTATTCGTTCTCTTAACAACTCTGGCGCCTTCCTTCTGGATATCCGGGTCTAAGCAAATCTCATGTTGTTCCATAATTCCGGTCATAGAAACCCCCAACAGAGCTTCTCTTTTAAAGATTCTTTCGCTAACTTCTCCCAGATAAGGTATGCTGGTAAACCCGGCTTGCAGTGTACCAATAATAGCAGCAGCACGACAGGACTCAAAGAAATCTTCCTTGGTGGAAATCTTAGCACAATTAATCGTGCTAAGATTGCACGCTTGCCACCCTGTCTCACCTGTTTTTTCATCAACAGGATAGAGTCCAATTTCTACACAGGGATTGACAATAAGCTCTGTCGAATCTGACCAGACAAATCCCGGCTCTCCAAACTCCTTAACTGATTGCATTAGAGTAGAAAATTGTTCAGGAGTGGTCTTATCACGAAGTAGGAGAGCAGAATTATTAGAACGGCCACGTTGAGGATTATCGTGAAACCAATTACCAGTTTTTGCAAGTGCCATCTCTTCATCATCTGGCGAAAAAACACAAATCGTAGCACTTCTACGCACACCGCCAGAAATAACAGAATCAGCAGCGTGCATAACAATATCATAGACATCTATAGGCCTCAATTTTCTTTCTGAAAATAGCGCTTCCTTCATCGATCTATCTAAAACTTTCTTAATATTTGTCAGGGCTTTTCTCAGAGGTTCTGGACCGGGAGCTTTTCCTGAACTTGAGCTTAGATATGCACCTGCCGGTCTGATTTGTGAATAGTCAAAGACTACGGTTTTTCCTTCGTATTCAGGAAACAGATTACAATTATCAAAATAGCTAGTCACTAGAGCGCCAACGGCGTCGGACCATCCTTCTATTGTGTCTGGGATGGTAAATTTTTTA